TTTGCCATTTACCTTTAAACTCATGCTGCCCCTCCTTATGATGCATAGGGATTTTCCATCCCGAGGTCGATCACAAATTCTCGGATCTTCCCTTTCGGCTGGTAGCGGATCTGCATCTGCAGAGTCTCCGTTGTCTGGATGTCCTGTCCCTCCGGCACGATGACCCGCACAGCGCTGATTTCCCCCTTGTCCACCATCTGGGTTTCCACATCCGCAATAATAAACTGTGCTTTTGCGTTCAGGTCAGCATCCACGTCTGTCAGATCCACATCTTCATGCAGCCGCCTCAATGCTGCCTGTCTGGTCAGCCGGATGATCTTATTTTTCACACGAACGTCCTCCGCATAACGGTAATCGCTGTTTTCCGGACACATTACCCGTGCGTTTGTCACATAATATCCAGCCAGACCGTCATACTGCCGGAACGTCAGGTATCCGGACAGGTCAAGTGCCTCGATATATTCTTCGTCGATCCCCTCCGGAAGCAGCACCGAAAGCTTGTCTTCCGGGACTCTGTACACGGCAGTTCTTCCGATGGACTCCTGAACGGATGCCCGTGCATACCATCCGCACACCACATTTGCAAGGTTGATATTGCGAGCCACGCCGTCCATCCCTGTATAGGTTCCCCATGCCGCCACAACCTGGATATCATAATTTGCTACCTTTTTCCGGTCTGCCTCCAGCTTCGCAACATACTCCTGCAGTGTCTCGCTGTCCTGTTTTTCATAAGCTTCGAGGACAAAAAAGAC